AATGTCCACAAGTTACAATTTCTAATATTGTCGAATCCATTTATTTTTGGATCATAAGGAAAGGCACCTAGTGGTATTCGCTGAACATCTGATGTACCATAAAAATCACTAAACTTTATTGTACCTGAAACTGGAATTTCTGGAGCAACACTGTAAAATTCTGTTAAAGCCCAAGGTTTAGGGTTGTCATATTCTGCTTCAATTTCTGTAAATGTAAGAGTACCAAATGCTGCTTTAATTGGCATATTATTTACCTATTTTTTCGTTTAATTCTTTAATAGCTTCGATTAATAACCCAACTAAATTTCCGTGACGAACTGCATAAACTTTCTCTTTAGTGTTAGGGTTGTCATGTTCATATACAATACCAGGCAACACTCCAATAATTTCCTGGGCGATGACGCCAGTCATAGGATTATCATTTCCTATATAATTAAATGTGTATCCACCAAGTTGTAAAACTTTTTCTAGCGCGTCTGAAATTGGAAGTATATTTTCTTTCATTGTAATATCCGAAACGGATCCGTAAGCTGTTACGTCGCCTGCGGCAACAACTTGACCTTGCACATTAACATTTCCAGAAGTAAGTATATTGTTGAATGTTACATTGGATGTAGTTGCAACATCCTGCCCGATGCTTACAACCCCAGTTGCATTATCATAAGTAACACCGGTTCCACCAGAAATTGATGATCTAGCTCTTGCAGAAGTAAAATAGAGATTACTACTACCTTCAGCCAAGTCATCCGAATTGTGATTTGATATATCGCTTACTGTACCCGTAATATCCCCAATTACATTGCCAGTTATACTAAATGGAGATGGTACTTCAATACCGTTTAACGCTATGAATTTTCCTGAAATAGTTAAATCACCAGTTGGTGTTAATACCAATCTACGAGGATTAGCCCCGGTATCGATGATAAAATTGTTATTGATTGTATCTTCAAATCCAGTTAACCAGGTTGAAGAACCAGACGAATATTTAAATCTCGGCCCTGCTGGGCTAATTACAGTTTGTGAAATTGTGCCAGAACTGTTAATTTCAATAGGGGCAGTGTAGGATACTTTAGTAAAACCACTTCTGGGCATAATAGTATTTACTTTAAGTGAATCGTGAGCAATTACGTTATTTGCCGTAAATGTACCTACAAGAGTGGCATTGCCTGTAGTTGAATCGCCGAGTGCGGATGCCGTCATAACATCGGTTTCCAGCAGTATTACTATGTCATTAGTTTTATCTAACCACGATTGGAATGTTTGCGTTGTTGTGATCTGGCCTATAGCTGTTTTTGACATATCTTAAATACTTTCTATCCGATCAAGTCTTTCGCAAACTGAAGTAAGAACTTTTTTAACTTCCCTTACTTCTTTTGAAAGAGATTCAATTTTTCTAATGCGATTTCTTTCTAATTTGTATTTATTCAAAGATGCAATATCGCTATTTAGTAATGCTTTTGTTTTTTCATCTCTTATCATGTTAGCGAAATTCCTCTGTAATCTAACAACCTAGGTGCTTTAAATATGCTTTCGGAATGTAATTCTATTTTAATTGCAAATCTACGATAACCTTCAAAGGTTGCTATAGCATTCGTATATGTTAATATGCCAAGAGCAGTTTTGTCTGTATCTTTAACTTTATATGCAAATTCTTTAAAGTCGTTTATATTACTTATCGAAGAATATAAATTTATACCTTCAGTAAGTTCTAATTCCATCCAGGCATTAGTATCAAATACACTTGCGTCATCAACAGATTGTGGCTTAATAAATACTTTTATGTCAGTTCCACTTGGGCGATACGCTGTAGTTAATAATGTAAAATCTTCGGCGTCTAGATTTTCTGATAATTCAACAGTTCTTGAAATATATTTAGCCGTTGTGTTTGAGTCATTTGTAATTTGCCATTCACTTGCAAGTACAGATGCAGTTTCAATATCTATCATTGGCGACGACGTTGAATTTGACCCATTTGCTAAAGATACCGTTAGATTTAAAGATTTTACACCAGCTATGTCGTTAGACTTACTATATATGGCTATACCATTTTCCGCAAATAATGTTTTATCATTAAAAGCAACGCTTTGATTATATGCAGCACCTGTAGTAGAGTTTGCAAATGTCCCAGCTAGTGATGTGCTTGATACAATATCGTTTGTTCTTGTAATCATTGGCTGTATGTAACTAATGTTTTTATTATCGACCGAAACAATTCCAGCTGTAGATTCACTATCAAATCCACTAATAGTATCTCCAGCTTCAAACTTTCTAGTTGAAGTTGCTGACGAACGTTCCAATACCATAGATGTTGGGTATCTAAAATCGTAATGTGTTATAGTTGCAGCTGTAATTGGATTTGAATCTATTGAAGCTGTAAAGAACGCATTTCGATCTGCCGTAATTGTTGATGTTGTTGAAGACGTAACTCTAAGTATTTGTTTATTCGTCGCTCCGTCATCCAGCAAAATATAATCCCCGGCAGAATACGTATCAGACAAGCTCGTTCCAGTTATGACATTACTTCCAGCAGTAACACTCACTGAAATTGCAGTAGACCCAATTAATGGCTCATCTGTATAAACAAGTTCGCCAACTTCAAACCGCCCTACATTATTCGCTGTAGTAAAGAATTCATTGTCGTCGTTTGTAAATGTTATAGTACCGGTGTCTGATCCAAAGTTATGGCGATATAATTTAAACTTAACATCTTCATCTTGATAAGATTTCCACGCTCTGTTATTAGTAGACGTAAAGAGAACTCCATCTCCCCAATCCTGAACAACAGCAAGACCTTGTGTTGCACCTGGGCTAAGATTTTTTCCACCAACCTTGGAAGTAAAGAGCAGGTAATCTGGATCATTTGCGTCTGGTTTAACGACGAATGCGTATTCTTTTTCAGCATCTAATCGTATAGGAGATTTAAATGTTACGGTTGTAGCAACTGAAGCATTATCTGAAACACCTATTTCTGCTGGGTCTAAATGAACATCTGATAATGGAACAGATATACTTGAAGGATAACCATTAATAACTTCTCTAATGTCAACCAATAAGCCGTTTGTTGTACTTATTCTTTTAAAGAATATATCTAACTTTGATATGAACACGGTTTCAGATCCGCGGCCCATTCCAGTTTTAATAAAAAATGTTTGCGCAAGAGGATCGGGCCCATTATCATTATCATTATCTGGTACTGGCGCTGTCCTCCGAGTAACAGTCCTATCAGATGTTTCGGTTTGTATGAAGTTTGCAGGCGATCTTGTTGAAACCGATAAGGAAGATTTTTCAACCGAAAAGTTATATGCACGATACATTAACGAACCATACGACGTTTTTCCTGATGCTATTGAAGCATATGTATCAATATCTGCTATTTCAAGTCTTCTATCACCTACAAAGAAAGTACCTTCTGGTATTTTAAATACCGCTCTTACAATTCCATTTCCGTCTGATGTTACGGCAGATCCAATGACCCCACCTCTTGTAAATAACCTAGGATCGTTTACATTACCGGGTGCTCCTTGAGCAGGATATATGTGAGAATTTACATCATCTTCATCAAAGAAAAAGTAGTGCTGAGTATTAGGTCTTAGACCAGCCATGAACACGCCTACTTCTCTAGACCTCATGTATGGATTAAAAGTAAAGTTTGTAACGAAATCGCCAACTTTTTGTTCATTTACATTTTCGCCAGATAATTGCACACTCCTAGTCGTATCGCGTAAACTAGTAGTCGAGGTTGTACCAGTGCGGCGAGTGCCAGCTCTTACAGTCCCAAGGTTTTCTGTTACTGTAGATGTTAACGGGATAAATTCCTGTATTGCATCTACTAATTGAGTAAATGGTGTTGTTAAATCTATGTCTATATTTAAAGGATTTGTAACTGTGTCGTATAGTGCGTCGTATTCAGGTGATAAGGCGCCTGTGCCAATGTAATTATAAAAACTACTTACACAGTTTCTAAATGCTGTTGCATACGGCTGAGATATAATTTCAACGTCGGAATCTCTTTGTAAAGATCCAAGAACAGGATTCGTTGCATTTGGAAATACCGTTGCATTCGTAATAGTTTTAAGCTTTAGGTTAATTGGAAACGATTTTACAGAAGGCATAAGTGATTTTTCTGTAAAATCAATGGCCGCGTTATATTCTGTATTTTCCAAATTTGCAATGCTAAGGTCATTAAACGGATCTACAATAATACCATTTTTAAATCTACTCAAGCCGTTTTCGTCAGTAATATTTAAATTTTTGGTGTCTGCTTCTAATGTACTTAAGAGAACATAATATCGCAACTGATCTACTTTTTGCTCTATATTTTCTATAGCTTTCATGTTATATCCGCGAGTACCTTTTTGTTTGACTGTTGCGGAATAATCAATTCTATCTTGCACGTATGCCTCGGCCGGGGAAAGAGCAGGTTTTCCTGGGACAAAAATCTCGGCGATTTTTAATTGGTCTTTAGGAGTAGTTTCAGGAAATGGATTTTCTGATTCAGTTCCTTTGACAATTGAAATTCTTGAAAAAGAATCTATAACAACTATATCTTTTCTTGAAAAATAATATTGATAATCAACATCCGCGGACTGATTGAGTGAAGGAGTAAGAATTTCATACGAACTAGAAAAAACAGGGGCAATGTTTACACCAGTTGCAGAATTACTAACTGATGGTGCAGTCCCAACTAAGGCTGCGTTTGTGTATGTTGCCGGTGATAATGGTTCCACGTATGGTCTAAAGTCTAGAGAGTCTCTGAGATTGTATGTATCTCCTGCAGCTGAAATATAAGACTGTATCTTATTCGTGGCAACAGAAGCAGGATAGCTGTTTATGTTAAAGAAATAATTTCCAGTTGTATCTCCAAGCTTAAAGGCATTCATTTCAACTGTCATATCACCAGGTGCTGGTATCACGCGCCCTGGTTTAAACTCAATATAAGAATGACCATAAAAATTATCTCTTTGGTTTGTTCTTAATTTGAAACTGGTTGTAACATCGTTCCCAGCTGAATCTGTGATTGTTACAATTTCGTATACATCTGGGAATCCTAAATTATATATTGAATTTGCAGATGTTATTGGCGGATTTGCAAAATCACATTTTACATAAAGAGTTTCAGAAGTTTTTGTAAACGGTGAAGCATTTTGAATTCTTTTGTTATAATAGAGCGTAGCAGTTGCAGAAGGAGTTGAGGTCAATGTTAAATTTAATAGCGATCCAGCTAGCGAATTATTTAAAATATCTATTTTTGTGTTAGTGGCATCAACAAACAGCGCATCATCATTGTTAACAGCGAAGTCTTCTCCACTATCAGGAGATAATATAACAGTAGTACTAGTCAGGCCTGATAGAGATTTTTGGGCTCTTACAGGAATTGAAATGTTACTTAATGAATTAAGACTTACCATCCCGCTATCGAATATCATTGACGATTTGCCAGCATCTTGAATTACAGAATTAACATTAATTGGTATAGATCCGCTTAATCCTACTACTTCTTCTACATCTGAAAATGTTTGCCCAGGTAAAGTACGAATATCAAATAAGAATATCTTATCGTTTGTTATATTACGAACCCTTGCTGTACCAGCAGCATTACCGCCCCCGTCTTTTAGTTGAACAGTTTCAAATGTTCCGAGGTTAACTGTGCCTGACGTTGAGGAATTCGCTGTCTTTGCGTATCCTCCATAGTTAAAAGAAATTGGTTGGTTTGTTCTTACGCCTATTGATGTGTTAGCTACTTCATCAACTGGTTTGAAAATTTCACTTAAAGTTTCAACACGATAACCTTTTATATATGCCAAACCCGGCGATATCGTGGCAGTAAGAACACCGTTTTTTCTTACTAGTTTTGGTTTAAATCCTCTTACTGTATAATCACCAGATTCTTCGAATGTGCGGCGAGCCATTTCATCACCGATAACATTATATTGCGAAACGTTTCTTAGAACAACTTGGTTTCCGTCTGAATATCTAACTAATGAGAAAAAGTCTGCATTGGCATCAGCTAGTGCATTCGTCAAAGATTTTAGTACTGGAATTAATTTTAGGCGGTCTGCGCCAGGCGCATTTTGGTTGAACGAACCGTTAGCGTTATCTAAAAGTGATGTGTCTATATCCGAATTTATAATTTTCTCTTGAACTTCGTAACCTATTGAAGTTTCAGTAGGAACGTTATCGTATTTAGAAACAATAATTAATTGTTCTTCAGCATATAAAAAATGGCCACGCTGATAAGTAACACCCGGCGCAGAGCGAAGACCAAAGGAATTACCAACAGCATTAACAAAAGAAGTAACGTTAATAGAATCTACTAATGTTGCTGTTGCGCTAATTCCTGCTCCAACTTCAACGGTGCTTATTTTATAGATTTCTAAAAGTTCACCAGTTTGAAATTGCTTGTTTACCCCAGAAGTCGATGTATAGTCAATAAAAAACGTATTTAAATTAGGATTTCTGGTTTCAAATCCAGCTGCAGCCGCAACTACAGTCGCGTTTATACCTGAAACTACACCACGCAATTCATAAGAATTGGTACGCACATATTCTTCACCTAGGACAGTTACAGTATCGTCAAATCCAACATAATCTGAAATACTAAAACCGGTTTTATCACCAAGTTTAACAAACTTAAGATCACTAAGTTCTGTAAAATTACAGCCATTAATAATAGAACCTTCTTGAAAAATATTGTCGCCAAATTGTTCTACTTGATTTTGTAGAGTAGTCTGTAACTGCGTGAGTTCCCTAGCTTGTACAGGATATGACGGCTTAAAGAGAATTTTGTAAAATTGCTTCTCTAAGTTGTAATCATCAAAGTATGGATCAACATTAAGATCTGTATTAATTGGCATCTTTTTCTCTCTTAAAATTCAAGGATGATTTTATATTGTTCATTTGAGCTCGCTGTCCTAGTAATAGGAAGAAACCTGTGCATATAGTATACTTCGCCAGTCCTTTGGACATACGGTGATAGCTTAAATCCTGGATATGCAGAATCATAACCACCAGTATATACTGGATTGTTATCTGTATTTATCTGAATTCTCTGGCCCTGAGAAGTAGTTAATGGTAATGTAATATCTAAAGATATGTCACTAAAATCTGTATTTGCATTACTGCCCTGATCGTCTGGATAAGGTCCAGAATATTCGGCTAGATAAATAAAATCGCCTGTTACCTCATGAACCTTTGCACTAAATCTAACGTCATCAAAGAAATCACTAGCGGTGTTAACAGTTTCAATTTGCGTAATAGTTTCGTTAACTGTAAACGGGTTTGTGTCTACTGCCAACTCTATTCTATTATCAAAAACAGTAGGATACGAGTAATCTTTAAATTCTGGATTTTTTACAATACCAATGCTAGCATAAGTATTTGTAATTGGAATTGAGGTATTGTCTACTGTGTCAAGGTTTGTGTATGCTAAAACACGAGTACAACTGAGCTCTTCTACTAAATTTTTTCCATGGCCTCCAGCAGGAGAAAGAATAGGCCTTAGTGTTACTCTTACATCTAAACTACCCGCCAAGTTTGGATCAAACGCAAAGGGGTCAATAACTTTGGCTGTCGCATTCGTATAACCAGAACCAGCGTTTAATATTGTTACACTAGAAATAGATCCGTTAGTGGCCACGCTTGGTATACCTACTGCGCCGGTGCCATCACCTTGTATTTTAATTCTCGGAAGCAAATTAAATGTTGCAGTATCAATTAAAACCCCGTCGGTTGGAGTTCCTTCAACTAGCGTAATCGTTGCCCGCCCTGTAACTGGGTCATACGTATATGTGTCAACTTGATATGTCTGCGAGCGTGTATTTTGGTTCGTAACATACAAAGTATATCCTGAATAATAATTACCAATTGCGTTCAAAGCATTTGCTGTGTTTGGCGTAATTGTAATTGCGTTTACTGATCCTCTTAAAACTTGAAAAATAGTACCTATTACACTTTCATACCCGCCGTTTTGGTTTAAGTTTTCAATAAATATTTGGTTAATCGAGCTTTTACTTGTAATTACAGCGCTGTTTGCACTACTCACGGAACTGTTTGCATAATTCGTAGAAACATCTATAATTGGTATATAGCCTCTAGTATTATACTTGTCAAATTCTAACACAGAAAGAGAATACATATATTTCCAGGTGTAACCGTCTGGCATAATATAGGTTTGATCTGGAGTAGACGATTGATAATTCGGAGGATTTATTGATGCACCGCCATAATTATTAAATAAACACTTGTAAATTTTATAATCGCCAGTTGCATTATCTGCTGGGTAAACAGTTACATAATAATCTTCATCAGCCAAATCAGCTGCGTCATCATACTGCGTGTAAACTGTGCCTGCTTGCCACGTGTTATTTTCTATTATGTAAAATACGTTATTTACTGGTAATTTTTTTCCAAAGATAGTTTTTTCTAAAAAAGATCTTTTTGAAACTGCCGTGTTTTCTACAGCAGTATTTGACATACTTGAAGTAAAAAGATAATAATCGTTAGCCGCAACATCTTCCACAAAAAGACGTGCCGTATCTGATCTATAATTGCTGGTGATTATTGTCATTTTTTCCTCAGTGTTTTCTTTAATTTATTTATAATAAAAAGTCTTGCTTATCATTGTTCAGAGCGATTAATAACAATTTTGGTTGATATTGGTGTAGATATAATTTCTTCCAAATTAAATTTTGCAAACACCTTTGTGCCAGCGACATGGGTAATTTCTTTAAGAGATTCCTCATAATTTTCAAGGTTTAGTTTAGATTGAATTTCATAAGAATATTCTTGATAATAATTACTGTCTTGTATATATTTATTCGAATTATAATATTCTAAATTGCCGTTTACATTTTTATACCCATTAAGATGCGAATTGTAAGTTGACCAAAATCCACCAGTTTTTCCTTGGCCTTTGGCAGATAAAATTCCGCCAGAAACTATAGCTCCGTTTTTAAGTACTTCGGCCTGTGTATTATCTACATAACTATATCCTGAATCTACTATTTCCACTTCTGCTATAATCCCAGCTTCAAAAATTACCGTTGGTTCAGTTATTGCATTACTTCCTGCAATTATATTACTACTGTAGTCTTTAGATATGGCTACAATTGGAAAGCTTATTCCGCCGTATGTAATTGGTGTTGACGAATTAAAACCGTAATATGCGTATGGTCTTACTGTTAAAGTATTACTGTTAATTGCTACAACCTTTCCGCTAATAAGACCTTGGTCTATTTCATCGCCTACACTTAAAGTAGAAGGAACAGAATTCAATGTGATTAATTGATTTTTCCTATCGAAATTAGATAAACGCGAATCGTGTGTAAAGGTAACAACTTCATTAAAATAATTAAGGCCTTGATCTATGTTATTAAAACCAACAATAGAACCAATATCAACGTTTGTCAAATCAAATGCAACATCTAACCTAGTATTGATATCTGTTGGATTTACGTTTCCAGACATTGAAGTTGCTGCTGGCGGAATAACGTTATAGTTAGACGAGTCAAGTGCAACGTTCACAAAATCTCCAATTATATCAAATATAAGACCTATAGATTCTATATTCTCTAACTCGCTGACAATGACATCCGTGGAATTGGTAGTCTCAGGATAAAGAGCACCTGGCGAACTATCATTCCTCGGAGTTACTTTTAGAGTTACTCCTGATAAAGATTGTATATCAATATTTGGAGATCTGTCAACTGTATCAATAATAGATGTATTGGTAAACTCGTTGCCAGCATCCATTCTTACACCAACAAAAAAATCACCTTGGTCTATAACAGTGCCCCTATTACCATTATTGTCCTCGAGTGTTTCTAGCTTGGTAAAATTACTTGGAATATTTTCTAAAAAGATAATTTGGTTTGACACATATAAATGAGTTGACTCTATCGTGTAACCCCACCCGCCATCTGTAACCTCGTATTCAATTATGCCGGCGTTGTCATCGCGTACTTTAGACACTCTTCCTGTAGCGCCAATTCCGTCAGGAGCTCCCTTAAACGTAACAGTGTCCCCAACAGAGTTTCCTCCTGGTCCTTTGACGTTAATATTAATTGAATCCAAAGAGCCGTTTACAATTCCAAAGTTAACAGGTGTACCATTTATTCGGGCGGTAATTCCTTCCAACCCTAAAAACGTGCCTTGAACATCGTTAATAAAAATAATTGGTATAAACGAATTATTTAATATAACAAAGTTTATTTTGTCAATTATTGCTTTCGCGCCAGATGTTTCGCCGGTGATAGGTGTGTTAACGATATCTCTATATGGAAATTTGTTATCGGCGTCTGTGAAGATATTTACAGACGTAAATATACCTGCGTTTGGAAACAACTGAAGATAAGTGCCAGCCTGCCAGTTGGAATCTGACACTTTAAATATATCTTTTGCTGGATAATATACTTTAATAAATTCATTATAAAAAAGTCTAAAGAATAACTCCAAGCCACCTTCAGAACCTTTGCGGCGATAAAGCCCAAGTATGTTTTTCACAATAATACGAACAGTAGCATCGTTAAAGGGGAGATCTGAAAGATATTTGTTTTTAAAGAATATTAGCATTCTGTCAAGTGTAGTATCTATATCTTTATATTCAAACAATCTTCGGCCGTTATAAAGCGCTTGGTTTGTGTCAGTCTCAAGAAATTTGTAATATTCTTTTACAAACTGAACAAGATCATGGCCTTCCTCACGATATATCGCTGGGAATTGTTTTTCAATATGAAATGAAACTAACTTATCTACAGGTACTGTCATTAGCTTGACTCTTCAAAATTAATTTTAATGTCTTCGCTTCGAATAGACAGAACACGATTTTTTGGTGCTGTAATATTAGGAGTCATCGACGCAGCATATATTTTAATTGCGTTTCCTGAAAATGCTTCTACGCCAAATTTAATTAATTTGACTTCACCTGTAACATAATTTACCGTACCTATCGAAGGATTTATTATTGCTTGGTTTGAATTATTAGCATTTACAATCGAATTAACGATGGCCATGTTTCCTAGGCCATCGTCAATTAATTTGGACAAGATCCCCTTATATGTAAACACAGAACTTGTTATTGATGGTTTAAATCCAGTCAATCCAACCACTGCGTCGTACGGATACGGTTTAATAAGCTGAGTAGCAAACTTAAATGTTGGGTTCAATTCTAAGTTAAGAACTGGCGCATATTCAATAATAGGATTTACACAAACGTTATTACTTAATATTCCGTCATCAATACCATCTATGATAGACGCTAGTTTTGAAACTCTTAATGTTTCGCCAAAGTCATCCAAGTTTGTAGTATTATAATCGGCTATCTCTGCTCTTATTAAAGTTTCAAGTGCTTGTGTTGATTTTGTTGTGAATTTTTTCGAATAAATTACATCTACGATAGTTTCAGAATATAAAAATCCAGGATCAATGAATATAGGTTCAATCGCAAGTGGAGTTTTATCAGCCAGATATCTTAAATACGAGTTTTTACGTGTTTCTGATAAAAATCCTTCGCCTTGCAAGTTTACAGAAATCGCAACTCGGCCATATCTAGGAGGATCTAACTCATCACCACCGTATGCTGATACGCTTTTTATTTCCGGGAATCTTTGCGATAATAAAATTTTATAATCGCCCGCAGTAATTGCTCTTTCTTGAACTTGAATTGATTTCGGTGCAAAAAACTTTATATTATCTAAGGTTTCGCGCTCGGCGCCACCAGCCGCAACGGACACTGTTGTTACAGTTGTATTTGGTTTAAACGAAGTTGCAAACAAATTAGCTCCGTTTACCTCAGTGCCATTACATACACGATATTGTATTTTTACATCAATATCTCTTTTTGGCTGTTCGCCGAATACATTCCCACCAAAATAAACAGAATACCTATTATCAAAATGTGGCTCAAGATAAAAAACTTTGCTTGTCGGTGTTACACCAAATATATCTGCTGTATAGAAAAACTGATTTTTTCCAAGAGTAGCTTCATCGTCAACATATACTTCAATAGTATTTGTATCGATGTTATCGTTTATTAAATTACATTTTAAAGAATTTGTTTCATCAACAAAAAACCCGTCTTTTTCAAACTCGCCTAATATATATCCTTCGAATATTTCAACATCTGTTGCTACAAAAACTCCTGCTGCTGTCTTTTTAGCAATATAAGATTGATCTGTAATGAATGTATAGCTACTGCGTTGGAAACTGGCTGTAAATTCCGTAAATCTTGGTATAGTAATCACCGAAGCGGTTTCAAGCGGATCCCGTAATGTTACATTTACAACGGCTTTTGCTGATTTTCTGGACCGAGGTAGATAATTTAATTCTTTTGCATGTGAAACAACTGAATTTTTAATAATGGCAGAATCAAGAAACATCTCGTTAATTGCCATGTTAGTGTAAAAATTATTCATGTGCGTATTGTAGGCTAGAACATCAAGTAAGACATTCATGTTTGCCCCTGTAAAATCATAATCTTTAAACTGAGTTTGATTTTGTAAGTGCGCTATGAATTGATCCTTAATGGTTGCAAAATCCAGCTCGTTAATTGGTTTGGTAGCCATATCTTATCTAGTCCTCTCTAGAAACACGGTAAGTGCAATTGGGTCTGCAACATTATTTATGTAAAAATATATATCTATTTTAACGGTATTATCATCCAATGAAGATAACACATTTACATCAATAAGTGCGCACCGTGGCTCGTATGTTTCGATTGTAATTCTTATTTGCTCTTGTATCATTTTGATTACAGCGGGTGTATTATTTTCAAATAGCATTGCTCGAATATTACCGCCGATAAGAGGCTGCATAAGTCTTTCACCCTTATCCGTAAGAATAAGATTTTTTATTGATTCTTTAACAGCTTCTTCGTTTCTTTTTAAAGCAATATCCCCAGATATAGGATTTACAGACAAATCTTTATGAAGATCAGAATATAAGTCCAGCTTTTTTAATCTTGGAGTTATGAGTTGTACTACCATCTATTTTACCTATAAGTTGCAGGATCGCGAGGATTTACACCGTCTACAGATCCCCAATACCGTGCGTGCCCTTCGTCTATATGAACAAAACCACTATATCCACCGATTCCAACCATACCTTCTTGCACTGCAATTTTTAAAAATTCTTTGCGGCCTGCTGGGTAACCAGCCCATAGTATATCATATGCATGACCTTGTTCGTGCTTTGAGTTTCCAGGTTTGGCCACTTTGCTCTTATCCTTAGTACGGTTATATATGCCTTTCTGTTCTTGATAAGTTCTTCTTAAGCTGGTCATTATTAATTGTTTACCAAACCTTTTTTGTATTCTCATAACCTTAACACGCGATGCCATTGACTGAGTTTCCCAGCGCCATGCAGGTGGTTTTTTACCTTCTTTTGTAATAGCTTGTCTTAATGCACCTCCGGTAAATGTAATTCTTGAATCCCCTTTACCTTCATTATATTTTGTAACGCTGTTAAGTTCTTCTGCAGAAAGTGGAGAAATGTCGCCAGTTTCAACTTGTGTTATTGGTGTGCTATCAGCGCCTGCACCGCCAAACGGCTCAAGTGCACTTGTATTACCAGTCGCTGCACTTACTACTGCTGATCTTTGCTCTGGTGAAACACGTATTGCGCCTGCTCTTATAGCACGTTCAGTGTTTACATTTGAGCTTGACTTTAATGCGTTTAAAGAAGACTGATAACTATTTGTATAATCTGTTAATGGATTTATAAGACCTTTGATGCCTTTTTCTATTTGAGCACCAAAATTACAAAAGCGATATATTAAAAATTGTATTTCATCTAGTGATGGGTTTTTAAATAAATTAAGAGCATATTCGATTATACCTTTTATTTTATTTTTAAAGCTTTCTATGTTTGACGGGCTAAAAAAGTTTAATACTTTTTCTTTAATATCATAAAATCTTAATATTACATTTTGCTGAAAGTACGTGGCAGCTTCTTTAATGATATTTTCTATACTGAAATTTTCAATAATATTTTTTACATTATCAACAACTCTTTCAACTACACTTATTATTTGATCTTTAATTTTATCAATAAGTAGCTTTAACGATAAGTCTGCTAGAGAAAAGTTTTTAATTGCATTTACAAAATTTTGTATATCATTAAGAGTGTCAAAAAAGCCATCAATCGCACCGAACACGGATGGCATAATAGAGCAAAAACTATCAAGTACTCCGCCAGAAATACTATTTCCATAAAAATCTTCTACTTCGTTTAAAAGCTTTGGTGTAATTGTGTTTGCTTGGTTTTTAAGCGTGATAGGTACATATTGATAGTTGCTTGTAAATTCTGCTACTTCAATAGGAGTAAAGATAAGGTTTTGGTTAATTCTTTTTGTGATATTTGGATATCTTTCAATATCGGCAATTAATTTTTTTATTTCACTATTTTCAAAGTATGTGTTAAATGTAGAAACAGATTCATAGAAAGGTGTTTCGCCATATTGCTGAATTAACAGTTCAGTTGTGCTTATTGGTTTAAATACTGCACCTTGCTGGAAGCTATCACTTAAAGAATCAGCGTTATTAATTGTATATGTCCCAAAGTTTAATTCGTTTGCGAAGGCTGCAACCACATCATTTACTGCAGCTTCAGGATTTGAAGCTGTTGATCCTATTCGGATAACGCAATGATTTCTAGTTGATATGTTCGACCCGGACATTTTACTCTTTCCTTTATAATCTATTTATTCGCGATTGAACTCGCAATAGTTTAAACATTAGCTAAGACCCCAATTTTTATTATAATATGCATTAATGCTTCCTACTGTGATCCTGCCGTCAGAACCGCGCCATGGCGGGTTTTGCGCATATGCTTTTGAGCCTCTTTTGTAAACTTCAAAATTATCAGGACGGCCATAATATGCCGGAGCTGCTTGAATAATTCCAAGATCGCCACCTTTATACTTAGCACTTGCAAGATATTTGTCGTATACTTCTAATTGCTGAGTTGGGTTCATATTACGAATTTGACTCGTTGTATAACCAAGGCCTTTTGCTGTGCCAGGTATAAACTGGAACAAACCCGACGCTCCAGAATTTTGATTATATGCAGCAGTATTAAATGCGCTTTCACCGCTAATGATTGCATATAATTGCTGCTTTTCGAGACTAGGATATTTACTTTGCATTTCCGCAAGTTTTGTTTGAAACGCTTGATCATTTTCGAGGCCTGCTGCAGATGTTTTAATTCCGGTAGATGATTTTTTAATTGCGTCTGCTGTAGAGGAAGTCGAAGCTTCACTAGATGTTTCTGTTGCTGCCGCCCTTTCAACTGATTCTTCACCTTCGTCTTGTGATGTATAACCACTCGACCCAATTATGCCACCGTCATAGCTTTCGTTACGTGTTGTGCTTATGGCTTTACCTACAGGTTCTGGGGCATCTACAGCTTCAGCCGTGCCAGCACCTGAAGAATCTGGTTCAACTGCCTTACCTTCGGCCATTCGTACATAATCATCAATAGCAGTAAGTTCAGCACTGATACTTACTTGAGATTCTCCGGCTATTTTTGGATGCTCAGCTTTAATACTTAAATCACCTTCTGCATCGAGATACATTGTTTTTGCCTTTAAGTTAATAGCATCAACAGCTTGTAGGTTTATTTTTTTGCTTGCCTTTAAATTAATGCCTTCTACGTTTGATTCAAGGCGTAGCTTCCCACCTCTTATTTGAATTTCTTCGCTTGCATTAATAGTAGACTGCCCGCCAACAGAAAGATAATGGTTTCCTCTAACATTTTGTATTAGATCACCAGTGATTTCTTCTATTTTATTTCCTTTTACAAAAACCTGAGAATCACCTTCGATAGTAACTATGTTTCTACCTTTTACATATACATAATTATTTCTATCATTTATTTGAATTTTATCAGACGCAGATTTATGAGTAGTACTTCCGCGCGCGTCAATAGCAATATAAGACCCTGCGCCGTGATATATGGTAATTCTCTCGGCCCCAGGAGTATCATCCAATTCTATTGAATGTGTTGCTGTTTCTATTACTCTATTAAATGGATACTCCGCGTTATATGCAGGCGCTGGTTCTGCAAAAAATTCGCGATCACCATCCTCAGCTTTATCCGGGTTTTGGTCTGCAATGCCAATATCTTTTACACGAGATATTTCCTGCTGGTGAACATAAGTTTCTTCAATATTTTCACCGCGAACTAATCTTGAATTTGATGGCTGCCCTATATCAGGTGGCATTGATCTTTTTGCAAGAATCCTTGAATTTGTTTCGGGTATTTTGCCCCAACCAGTTAAATCTGGGTTTATTATTTCAGTCATTTGCGTTGGGATTAAGCCCAATATCATTGGCTGCTGTGCATCACGACCGTCAACAAAAAACCCAAATACAAATGAGTTTACACGCGGTATCTCAGCGTTAGGGTCATAGCTACCATGTACTAGTGTTGCCCACGGAAGATTTTCAGTTGGGACCTGTTGGGTTGTTCCATGCACTCCAAAGGCACGTACTTGTACTCTTCCTTCAAGACGCTCATCAACATTATTTTCTACAACCCCCATAAAAAATAAAGGATTTAATATCCCAGCACCAGTTTCCATCATTCTGTGCTCCAATCATACTTAATCAATTTAAGAGCAGTAGTATGTACGTCTCTTACAAAGTTGTGGGTTATAGTATCTATCATATAATATCCAGACAATTGCGGATTTAACCCCTTTTGCGATGATGAAATAAATTGAGGTATTTTAATGTTTATCATGCTTCCTGCATTTAAATCTAATCTACCGTTCGCTGTTGCGTACACGATAGTGTTATTTAAATGGTGCCGATACGCCGTTCTATTTGCAACTATTTCTGGAAGAAATTGATTTCCTCTTAATTGAAATTCTCCACTGTCATCAGCATAATCACGAACTACCATATAGCGTTTTTCATTTTCTTGTGTAAAGTAAGAACTTTTAAATTCAGGAGAATGAACACCTTCATCAGTAGACCGCCCTGAGGTGGATACATATTTTGATTTTTCGGTTTCAAAATCATAAGAATGCACTGTAGATTTAGTTGGAAGGTTTACTCTTCTTTTTACTATATCAACTTCAATAACATGACTACGATAAGCACCAGAACCGAGATCCTTCATAGTGTTAATGCGATCTTCGTTTTTAATAGTTATAAGATTTTGCATTTGCTGCGAGTATTCTTTACCTGACTTGTCTAAAGCATCACTATAAGTAAATTCTTTGATATTGTCAGTATTTTCCAATGCTCGTTTGATTAAATATTCGTCCGAAACAAAAAAGTGATTGTGAGCAGTTTCAAAAAATCTAAAAGAGCATGATGGACTCGATGTACTATAAGCACGCTGTGATAAAAAATTCATTGCTTGGACTGGTGTATAATTTGGAATTACACAGCGAAATACGCCTTCGGTTGGTTCAACAACTAAGCTCGAAGAATTTTGCGGAGGGCTATAATAACTATTAAAAATGGTTGATGCTATGTTTGATATTTTATCTTCAAAAGGTTCTGTAATGCGCCGTGCACTTACATTAAATCTTGATTTTGAAACAAAATGAATTTCATATCTTAAACCATCGTTTGCATCATTAATTTCAACATTTATAACTTTATATATTCGCATTTGATAAATTCTACGATTTTTCATAGCGTCTTCAACAGTAAAAATCAAATGTTCTTCACCACGAATAGGTAAGTCTTCAAGAAAACCTATGTTATCAATTATTTCTGCATAACCTTTCATGCAGTCAGAATTAATAGATTCTTCAATTACAAAAACAGGTATGAAGCCTGAAAATTCATTTGAATTTCCTTGCCCTGAAACTCCTAACTCGATAGATGGAGCTGAATCTGAAACTAATACGGCACTTAATAATTTATATTGGCCTGGTAAAATAAATTCACTCATTTAATTTATTCGTAATCTCTTTTTCAATTTTTGATACTAAGTTTCTATCAATAAGTTGAATGTTTCTTTTATTGTCATTTGTTGCTTGTTCAAAATCCCACACGCGATACGGAATCCATTCAGTTGGAATGATTCTTTGTAATGCAATTCGCTTGCCTGCTTCACTTCTTAATATGACTCTATCTTCTTTGCGAAGGTAAAGAGTTTTAAAACTGTCAGGACTAATTTTTATTATATCAATTGCCATTTTATACCTCTTTATAATAATAAACTATATTATCTGTGTTAGTATTAGCTTTGGTCCAATCAACTAAATCATAACCGTTTAACCCGCCTGCTTGCCCACTATATTTGCTAATTAAATATTGGTTGAATGTATATTCGTCCATCGGCCATTCATTATATGGGTCAATAATATTGTTTGCTAAATATATTAGCCAAGTATAGTTAGAGTCGCCGTAATAGTGATACGCAATATCCTCAGCTCTTTCGCCTTCCTTGATAGTATACGGCAAAAAAGAATACGGATCTTGTAAAGTTTCTTTTAGGAATTTTACTCTTTTTGTTACGTCTTTAACTAAAACATTATTATAGCTTATGTCTGGGAATTTATCGAAATATTCGCCTGCCATTTATATTACCCCGCCCCGCCACTTATTGTTTGATCGCCAGTTGTTAAATCTGAAACTGACACGTTATTAGTTGATACTCCGCCATAATCTTCGGATGTATGAATATCCATTTCCATGAGAGTCATATTCATTGACACCATAGCTGGCTTTCCGCCTGTCACTACTGCCAAACCGTTTGGAGTATAGTTATTTTGAAATTGTTGTACCATGCATGTCTTATATTTAAAGAAATACCCGTCGTCAATTCCTAAAAAGAATATGTCTACAGTACTAGGATAATTTAACAAGACTTTATTTAAACCAACTGCGCTCCCATAAGTAGGAAGAATGTTTCTACGAACTGTTGTAATAATATCTCGTATCCTATCAGACTCTGCAGCTTCTGTTGGAGCAAGAGTCCAATTAAAATCAAATTGTTTTAAATTTACACCTTCAAAAAACAATGATGATTTCGGGTTAACTGTATTTCCTAACCCTTGGTCAACAGCCTTTCCAGCACCAGCAAGCAACTTATCAATTGATCTTCTACCTAAAAATGATAAGTTTTTCGAAGCTTGGTCAATATCAGAATTAAGTATTGAACTAAGATCTACTCCGGGTATTAGGTTGCCTAAAACATTTCCTAAATTTGAAACAGTAAGATCGCCTGCGCCAGCAAATTGAGATGCCCCTGTAGCAACCGCTGACTGTGCAATACCCATATCACTTCCTGCTACTCTAATAGAATAAATGTCTTGAATATTAGCAGGCAATGGAAGCTGAATTACATCCGTTCCGTTTGGTATTGGTCCAAATTCACCGCCGCGATTTCTAGCAGAACCACCAGACAATTTGTTCAATCCTCGTTCGCCGGGCGGAACAAAAGCGTATTTATTAAAGGCTAATAATACACTGTGAGCTCCGATATTTAACGGAAAGTTTAAAAAATTAGAACTTTGCGAAATTTTACTGTTACTCATGACCTGTTCAGGCCTTTGACCAAAATCTTGATACGGCAAACCTAAATTCCTTTATAAATAGATATACGTGGCTTTGATTCTATTTATATTAAAAATTGGACAGCATGAATGACTAGAGGACATAAAGGGCGGTTTAGGCCTAAACACCCAGAAAAGTATAAGGGAGATTCTTCAAAGATCATTTATAGATCTTTATGGGAATTTAAATTTTTTAGATATATTGATGTTCACCCAGATGTTATTTGGTGGCAGAGTGAAGAAGTTATAGTACCTTACGTGTCTCCTATAGATGGAAAAAGGCACAGGTATTACCCAGACGTAGTTGTAAGAAAGAGAACGCCAAATGGCACAACCGAAACTATTATGATAGAAATAAAACCGCACGCTCAAACTAAAGCACCTGATATTCGAAAAAAGAATTCAACTCCTTCAGGAAGACTTTCACGTAGATATGTAAACGAAGTTAAAACGTATGGTGTCAACGAATCTAAATGGAAAGCTGCACGCCAATACTGTGCAGATAGAGGATGGGTATTTGAAATATTTACCGAACACGAATTAGGAATTAAGTAATGACTGCAAAAGTATTTGACGATATTCTTTTAAAAGGTATTCGAGCAGGTCAAGTACCAGCACGTACAAAATTGGCGCGCGATTGGTATCGGAATCAAGCAAAGTCAGTATCACGTTCGAGCATAGAAGAAACAAAAATTATTCGCCAAATGAAAGATAGATACGAAAGTAAATTTAGACTTGGCCACATGTATACGTTTTTATATGACCCTAAACATAAAGAAACTCTTCCTTATTATGACAGGTTCCCACTTGTATTTCCAATAAATACAGCTAAAGGTGGCTTTCTTGGAATGAACTTTCACTACTTACCACTTCCTTTACGTGCGCAATTAATGGATGCCTTATACGAGGTGACAGGAAATCAAAAATACGATGAAACTACAAAAATGCAAATATCATATAGTATCCTTAATGGTGCTTCAAAATATAGAGAATTTAAACCTACAGTGAAACATTATTTAACGTCTCAGATAAGAACAAAATTGGTATATATAAATCCTGCTGAATGGGATATAGCGCTATTCTTACCATCTGAACATTTTGAAAAGTCTTCAAAAGGAAGAGTCTGGGCAGACTCAAGAAAAATAGCAAGAGGCGGGCGATAAATGCCATTTAATATAAACGAATTTAAAAGTACTATGAATAAGTACGGCGGGCCTGCGCGCAAAAACCTATACGTTGTCGAAATAATGAACGGGCCAGTACAATCAGACGGTATGTCAATGCAAGATCTTAGATTTTTTTGCCAAACCGCAACGATCCCGGGCCTAAATTATACGGTAGCAGATTACTATCCAAATGGGTTTGGTGTGAAACAGTCAATCCCAACAGCTGTTCAGCCCGATCAATTTAATGCAGTGTTTATGTTAGACTCTGATCATATGGTACTTAGATTTTTTCATCAGTGGATGCAATCAGTAATTAATTACAACTATTCAGACGGAGCGTTTTCTCAAGTAAATGGTCAGCTTCCATACGAAGTTGGATATAAAAAAGATTTTGCTTGTAACATAATAATTAAGCACTATAGTACAGATGGCGCCGATGGCATACCAAAATATTATGAATACACGTTGTATGATGCGTTTCCAACACAGGTAAGCGGCGTTGATGTATCATGGGCAGACAATGATTCTTTCGCAACTTCTACAATTAACTTTACATATGCTCACATGGCAGTGTCAAGTTCAAGACAAGGTACGCCAACCGAAAGGTTTGCACGAGGTACTGGTTTTGTAGAATATGTAAATACTTTAGGAGCAAATGGCCAAGCAATAGGGCAAGGCAGTTTGCCAATTTCAATTCAAGATTCAATAAACGCATTTACTAAACTTGGTAACTTGAAAAATAACATAAATAATTCGTTTTCGCAAATTAGATCCGGACTAAACGGTTTGCGAAATATATTTTAATTGAGGAGATAATACACAATGCCACTACCAAAGATTGACATGCCGATATATGAGCTTTCGTTACCATCTAACGATAAAAAGGTTAAGTATCGGCCCTTTACAGTAAAAGAAGAAAAAATTCTTTTAATTGCTCAAGAATCAAAAGACACTGAACAAATTATAAGTTCAATTAAACAGATTGTGAATAATTGTTTACTTGAAGATACTATTGATTCATTATCACTCGTTGATTTGGAATACTTATTAATATCAATTCGTTCTAAGTCTGTTGATAACATTGTAAAGTTTAAAATAGAAGACCCAGACACTGAAGAATCTATTGAATTAGAATTAGATTTAACGCAAGTAAAAATTGAAAAACCTGAAAACCATACGAACCAAATTGAAGTATCAGAAAATTATGTATTGTTTTTAAAATACCCTACGGCTGAAGACTTCTTTGTTCTTTTAAACGAGGATAAGTCTGAGACCGAAAGAAATTACGATATTATGCTTTGCTGTTTAGACAAATTAGCATCAGAAGAAGACGTGTTTAACTTTAAAGATTTTAGTAAAAAAGAAGTTAATGATTTCATTGAAAGTCTACATAACGATGTTGTTAAAAAAATGAAAGAGTTTTTTGATACGATACCAAAAGTAAGACATGAAGTTGAATACATAAATAAAAACGGTGATAATAAAACCTTTGTGATACAAGGAACCCAAACTTTTTTTATCTGATGTTGAGTCATACGAACCTTTCGATTTATTATGATAAAATTTTTGGAATGGTTCAACATCATAAGTATTCAGTTGATGAGTTAGAAAGAATGATGCCTTTTGAAAGAGATTTATATTTTGATATGTTAATTAACTTTATAAAGCAACAAGAAGAAAAGCAAAGAAGAAAATAAATGGCAACGTTTGAAGATCTTAAAATTGTATTAGACTCTATTGATATTAACATATCGCAGCAAGGTGCTATGTTATCTTCCATGGCGCAAATTGATAATCAGCAGGTTGATTTACTTGCTGAACAAAATAGTATGCTGCAGAAAATGTTATCGGCACAGGAAAGAGCAACAACCTTAGGAGATGCTAGTAGGGCGTCTGTAAGCCCACAGCCAATGTACCAATCATCTTCAGGTGGATCTACTGCAGCTGCACCAAGCAGTGCTGGTAAGGGTGGTTTTAGTCT